ATAATTGCAAACGGAAAAGTTTATTTTATTACGGAAAATAATAAAGCAACAGAATAGCGATAGTAGGTTATCGTTTAGATTTGGGGAAATCTGAAAAAGTCATGTTTTGCATGGCTTTTTTTTAACAACTTTAACATAAATAAATGTAACAGCATGTTTTTTATTTTGTATATTTGAAAACATGTTAGAAGAGTTGTCAAAAAAAGATTCGTACTGGCGAAGAGTCGCTTTTAATATTTGCAAAGATAGAATGCTTGCGGATGACCTTGTTAACGATATGTATTTGAAATTGCATGATTGCAAAAAAGAAATAAATGATTTCTACGTTGTAATGGTTATAAGGAACTCTTTTCTATCTCAAATAAAAGCAAAAAAAACTATTTCGATTGAAGGGTTTGATCACGTACAACCGGTTAACGATTTTGAAATTGATGATAAACAAAAAGAAATATTAGATAATTTACATTGGCAAGCTAAAGGATATTTTGAATTAAGCATTGATATGTCACTACGCCAAATGGAAAAAGAATTAAATACTAATTATGTTTATATTCATAGGGTAATGAGTAAAGCACGAAAACAAATAGGGATATAATGACCGAAGATAAAAAAGAAAAAATAAACAATAGCATTAATACAGCATTATATATTATATCAGTTGGAAAACATTTTTTAAAAGGCATAGATGCTAACGGAAGCACTAAGCAATTTGATGAAGCTAATAAAATATTAAATGATTTTAAAGACATTATAAATGGCGAGACCAAGAAAGAATAAACCAAAAGGATTAGGAGATACAGTAGAAACAATTATTAAAGCTACCGGATTAGATAAACTTGTTAGCGATGATTGCGGATGTGAAGAACGTAAGCGTAAGTTAAACGAGTTATTACCGTATCGTTATAAAGCGAGGTGTGTTACTCCAGAAGAACTAGCAGAATGGAAATCGTTTAAAGAAAGACGAACGATAACAATTAAATGGGATGATGTTCAGTTTATTTGCAAACTATATGCTGATGTATTTAATAAACAGTATTGGGAGCCTTGCCCAAGCTGCACACCAAAACCTTTAATGGCTATGATAGATAGATTAGACGTAGTTTTTAATGAATTTAGTAAAGCGTAAATAAAATGCATCCAACTAGAATATTTAAAACACCTGATGAATTAGAATTTGCTTGGAAATCTTATAAAGAAAATCTAAAGCAAGAAGCTCTGGAATGGGTAAAAGTTCAGTATGTTGGCAAGGACGGTGATAGAAGAGAAGACGAATACAAACTGCCCTACACTATGGACGGCTTTGAGGTTTATTGCTATAATAATTACGGTTGTGTTGAACAATATTTTAAAAACAAAGACGGATATTATACCGACTTCGTTCCTATCTGTTCACACATTAGAAAAGAAATACGCTCAAACCAAATTATAGGCGGGCTTCTTGGCGTTTACAATCCATCCATTACGCAACGTTTAAACGGACTAGCTGAACAATCAGAAGTAACTCAGAAAACAGAACAACCATTATTTGGAGATTAATGTTTATCTACACAACCGCAATTAAAAAACTAAGAGCTATTAAAGCTCGTATAAAAGTTATTCAAGGAGGCACATCCGCAGGCAAGACTTACGGAATTGTGCCTTTACTTATTGACAAAGCCATAAAATCAAATGGAATTAAAATAACTATTGTTGCTGAAACTTTGCCGGCAGTTAAAGAGGGAGCTTTAGATATATTCAAAACAGTAATGTTTGATACCAACAGATGGATTGAAAAGAACTGGAACGCATCAAGTTTAACTTATACATTTTCATCTAAAAGCAGGGTACAGTTCAAAAGTTATGATAGTGTAGGTAAGGCAAAATCAGGAGGTAAAAGAGACGTGCTGTTTTTGAATGAAGCAAACCATATTTCATTTGATATTGCAGATGCTTTAATGATTAGGTCAAAAGAAACTTGGATTGACTTTAATCCTGACAATGAATTTTGGGTACATACAGAAGTTTTGCCAGAGCATAACAGTGAGTTCTTGTTGCTTACTTACCACGATAACGAAGCGTTACCTGCCGAAACGTTAGAAGATTTACTTATTAAACAAACCAAAGCCTTTTACGATGTAAAAAAGGATTGGAAAGAACCAACTAACATAAAAAATAGTTATTGGGCTAACTGGTGTTATGTTTACATACTTGGAGAAATTGGGAATTTAGAAGGTGTTATTTTTAGCAATTGGAAGTTAATCGATAATATTCCAGAAGAAGCTAGATTAATTGGTTACGGTTTAGATTTTGGTTATTCAAATGACCCAACCGCAATAGTTGAAATTTATAAATGGAATGATAAACGTATTTTGAATGAGATATGTTATCAAAAAGGATTAAGTAATTCAGATATAGCAAAGAAAATAAATACAAAAATGATTTGTTATTGCGATAGTGCAGAACCAAAATCTATCCGGGAACTTTCTGAAAACGGGGTCAATGCGCATCCGGTTACAAAAGGAAGTGATTCAATTAATTACGGTATTCAGATAATTCAAGATAATGAATACTTAGTTACATCAAAGAGTTTAAATATGATAACTGAGCTAAGAAAATACGCTTGGGATAAAGATAAAAAGACAGGCGATAAACTAAACAAGCCTATAGACAATTATAATCACGCAATGGATGCGTGGAGATACCACGAAATGGAATCGCTAGGTAGAAAGGTTAACTTCGACATTCGTTAGAAACAAAACAACAATAAAATAGTTTTAATAATATGAAGATTACTATCCCAGAAACGCTAAAAGACATTACGCTTGGACAATTCCAAAAGCATAGTGAATTGATTAAACGTGAAGATTTAAGCGATATTGAATTGAATAGAAGAAAGATTCATTTGTTTACTGGATTGGATTACAATAGCGTGTCAAACATTAAGCAGTACGATGCTAAAGAAATACTAGAAACAATTGATTTAGCACTTAATCAAACAGTAGAATTTGAACCACGTTTTACAATGGGAGGTATTGAATTTGGTTTCATTCCAAACCTAGATGACATTACGCAAGGAGAATTTATAGACATATCGACATATGGAACAGAAGCTGAAACAATGCATCAATTAATGGCTGTGCTATTTAGACCTATTAAAAAGAAAGATTTATTAGGCAACTATGAAGTAATCCCGTATCAAGGAACTAAACAATATTCTGACATAATGAAAGCAATGCCGATGCATATCGTAAACGGTGCTCTTGTTTTTTTTTCGAGTTTAGCGAACGAGTTAGTTATTTATACCCAGAAGTTTATGAAGGAGGAACAAGCGAAGGGAGTACTGCCTCAAACTATTTTGTTAAATGGGGTTGGTATGCAACTATTGAAGAATTGGCTAAAGGAAAGATTTGGAAAGTTGATGGTGTGTTAAAAATGAATGTACATGAAGTGCATATATTTCTAGCTCATAAGATTGACAAACAGAAATTGAAACATAAAATATTTACCAACGGAGGAAATGCAAATACTATTGAATTATGAACCAATTAACCCAACTATATCAATACGCAAAACAATTAGCTGATGCAGATGTATTGGTTAATGCCACACGTAAAGTTGATTTTAATAAAATTGATTTAGATAAGGAAGTTGTGTTTCCAATGTTTAATATTTTCATTACTTCCGGTAGTTTTACCAATGGTTCTACAATTAATTTTAACGTTCAAATGGGTGTTTTTACACCTAGAGATATAAACAAAGAAGTCAATACAGATCCGTTTTGGAATCAAGATAACGAAGTTGACAATCATAATACATGTATAGCAGTATTAAATAGGATTTGGAATCAGATGTATATAAATTTTGGAGAGAACAACATCACAAGTTCAGAGAATCCTACGTTTGAATTAGGCTTTTTTGAAAAAGGTAAGCTTTTGGATGGAGCAATATTAACTTTTGACGTTGAAGTACCTAATACGGATATAAATTTATGTAACTAAATATAAAACATTATGGCTTTTAACTTATTTATGATTTTTGGATTAATGGCGGTCGGTTGGATTGCATGCTTGTTTTGGAATAAAGATAAATTATGAGCGTATTTGAAGAGTTAGATAAGTTTGGCAGATATGTAAAGCAACAATCTAAAGCAAACCTTACTAAAAAACGTAAGCGTGATACTTCTGATTTATACGATGGAATAAATTACAATATAACAGAGCAGCCAAACGGAGCTACATTACAATTTACTTTCGGTAATGCTGATGACTATTGGGAGTTTGTAGATAAAGGAGTTAAAGGAAAGTTTAAATCAAATAAAGCTCCGTTAAGCCCGTTTAAGTTTGGTAGTGGAACAGGAAGAAAAGGAGGTTTGACAAGTGGGATAAACGGCTGGGTTGCACGTAAGCGATTACAGTTTAAAGATAGGAGGTCAGGACAATTTCTATCCTATAAGCAAACCTCTTTTTTAA